GCAGCAAGCTGCAAGCGTCAAGCGACAAGCTACAAGCAACGGGCGGCAAGCTTGACAAAGTTTAGAAATAGGATTATATAAGATATAGAAAGCGAGGAAATTATGTTAGTAAAAGAAGCAGTAAAAATTACAGACAGCCTGACTGGCACAAGTAAAATGCCAGGTAAGAGCTACTCTCTTCCAGCGTGGGAATGCCAAACAGGCGCGAAGCTCAGGAAGGTTAAAGACTCACCATGTCATGGTTGTTATGCCCTGAAGGGAAACTATACACGTTATCCAGCTATCAAAGCTGCGCAATACAGGAGGCTTGACTCACTGACTAACCCGTTATGGGTGGACGCTATGGTTGCACAGGTTAAGCGGATGAAGGTCTTCAGGTGGCACGATGCTGGCGATGTACAGTCACACGAACACATGGCGAAAATTTTAGAAGTTGCAAGGTTAACACCGGACACTAAGCACTGGATGCCAACACAAGAACGGCCTTATCTTCCAGACCCTGCAATGGTCCCTGACAATATGATCATCAGGTTATCAGGTGCCAAGGTTGACGGCGCAGCGCCAGGAGCCTGGGCCCATACTTCAACGGTTGTTACCGATGGAAGCGAGACTTGTCCATCAGGGAGCCAGGGCGGAAAATGTTTAGATTGCCGCGCTTGCTGGAATAAAGAGATTCCAAACATTAGTTATGGTAAACACTAGCATGTATTTTTTTAAGAATGGCACCGGCTGGTGCGTGCGTCATGATCCAAAGGCCAAGGTCCAAGCTCCAATAAGAAAGTCTCAAGCCCCGATATTTAGAAAGCAACAAGCAGCAAGCTTCAAGCGCCAAGCTTCGATAGCATCAAGCGACAAGCTTCAAGCCCCAAGCAGCAAGCTTCAAGCGTCAAGCCACAAGCGTCAAGCTCCAAGATCCTAGAACCACGGAACATTTGAAAACGATTAGAGGTGCATGGACCGAGGGCCTCTGCTAAGATAAAAGTATTGTGCGGATGCTTCACATGAAAGGCTAATTGGTGTGGAGAAAACTTTAGTTTTTTACCCTTGGTTACTTTTAATTCAACAGTGAAAAAGTGGCCATTATTATTACTGACCAATAGATCAGGAGTGCCAAGAGAGCTAAGGTTTTCCAGCCTTGTAAGAGAAAAATCACTCCAAGACTTACGCACTTTTTGATAAAGTTTAGACTCTGGTCCCACCTACTTTTTAGGGGTAACACTGTCAGTCATTTTTGGCTTTAATGATGCTAACATAGCTATAATTTGTGCAACTTCTCCATAAGGTCTTCCCCATAAATAAGCCAACATTTGTTTTCTTTGTTCTTCAGTTATTTCCATAATACTCCCTTCTATAAAATTAGTTTTGGTTTTTGCGTGGCAGTTTTAAGAACTAATCTTACACCTTCTTTAGCTGCTATGATGTTATTTTCTTGTGCTTCTATTCTTATAACTTCTTCAAGTCTACCATTATTCATATCAATATAGACTCTAGCAAATCCAAGAGCATTGCCTTTACCAACAACTTTGTTTTGTCCTTTTGCAAGTTTGTCTGTGAACTGACCTAATATCTGCTGTAAATCTTTAACTAACATTATAATAATCTGATCGTTCTTTTTTTAATTCTTTTATTTCTTTTGTTAATTCAACATTCTTTTGTAATTCTTGGCTAATCATTAATCTATGTTTATCATTAACCATCATAAGATCTCTTACACTCATACGTAATTTTTCAATAATACGTTCAAGATCATTATGTCCTCGATCATCTTTTGCTCGTTTAAAATCTATTACTGTCTCGTTTTCAAATGTTTTGTCTTCATCTTTCATATTGACAATATAGACATGTTACCTTAAAAAGTCAATATGGGAGTTCCAAAAAGATTAACAGAAATGCAAAGAAAATTTGCAGAACATTTAGTATTTAATGAAGGTAGAACTACAGGCACAGAAGCTGCCGTAGCTGCTGGGTACAATGAAGACCGGGCTAGAATTGAAGCATCAGAATTACAAAATCCTAGATTATCTCCATTAGTAGTACAGTACATAGGATCATTACGAGAAGAGAAACTTAAAAAGTACGCTGTCACTTATGACAAACATGTAGCTGAACTTGGTAAAATTAGAGAGGCCGCTTTGAATAAGGGTGCTTTCTCTGCTGCGACCAACGCTGAAAAGAATAGAGGGATGGCTGCAGGATTATACATAGACCGGAAAATAATAAAAACAGGTAAGCTAGAAGAACTATCAGAGGCAGAATTAGAATTAAAAATGAAGCAAATACTAGAAGATTACGCGCCGATTTTAAATGCGAAAGTTGTTGATGCATTACCAGAAGAAGTTAATGAAGTTTCGTCATCTTTAAAACGCAAGAAGTCGGGAAAACAGAACGTTCACTAAAAGTAATAGTCCCATCATCGTCAATATCATAACCTGCAAATATTTTAACAGTGTGTTTATCTTTACTAAATAAATAACCTTCACTTACAGGTGTTGCTAATTTCATATTCTTAAATTCTTTCTCTGAACCCCAACCACCTTCCGTAATTATATCACACCAATCAATCTTGTATCTTGAGTACGGAAACTTCACCTGTTCTTTTATTAATTTTGGTTTTGAATACGTATTTAGATTCCTGGATTTGTTTTTTCTTTTCGGCATAATATTTTGAGTTGTGTTTCTTATTGAACATATCCCAAAAGTCTGTTTCTGTCATCATACTAAATACAGTTCCAATCATATTTTTGCCTTAATTCGATTGTCGACACCTAACAGGGTATTTATATTTTTTTTTATTACATTTGCGCTAAAATCTAAAAGGGTGTCGGCATTAGTAAATAAGTGATACCTATCTCTTATAAGTAGCTTATACCAAAGGTTATTTAACCATAATTTGTCGACAGGGGGGGTGTCGGCAGGGTGTCGGCAGGGTGTCGAAGGTGTCGACAATTGGCCTAATTTTGTACACTTATGACGCAGATAACTTAGAATTGTTCTAAACAACCATGAAATGTCGACACCTAAACCCGGTTTGCGACACCCCTTCGACACCCTTGCGACACCCCCGGTGTCGACAATTTGTGCCTTAATCTTGCCTTGATTTGAACACAATTGATGTATTTTTGCCACATGTTGCATTATTATCACTTAACAAAATCTTCTGGTTTCATTGGTTTTGTACGTTCTTTTTCATCATGTTGTAACTCATTAAACATATCTAATCTTTTAAGAAACTCATGTTTCCATTTTCTTAATTGCAATCCGTCAGTTTTAAACTCTTGGTAATATAAGTCAGGCGTGCATACCATGATAACTCCTTGTTTAATTTTGGAACCGTAGACATGATCGTGGGCCATGGCGTATGCTGCAATTTGCATGTAATAATCTTCAATCCATTCTTCCCTCTTCGGACGGTTACTTTGTTTGAAGTCAACAACAGTCTCCATGCCATTATGTGAACAGATAAGGTCTGTAGCACCTGCGTATAGATCCGGATAATGTAACGTAACTTCCGAACCGTAATACTCATCCACTGCCGATAAACCCATCTCGATAATTTTGTCGGCCATGGGACGCGCCTCTTGTCCGATGCTTGTAAGATCAACACAGCCAGTTCCGAGAACATGATGTTCGAGAAATTTATGCATACAGGTCCCCCTGGAACTTGAATGATTCTTAATTCGTTCTGCTTCTTGTTCACCTACTTTAGCCTTCCATTTTTTTATAAAATCTTGATTTTTGGTGGCTCCTAATATCGTAGTTACTGAAGGAAGTCTATAATTACTTATCTCGTAAACACGTTTTCCTGTTCCGGGGTCCGTGATCTGTTTTCCTTGTATATAGTTGTATCTATTAGATTTTTTAGGTCCCTTAGGCTTGTTAGTTTTTTCTAGTTTATCGATTAACTTTTGGTAGACCATAGCGTCTTTATCATCCATCATTAGTCACTACCTTTAATAACTTCTCTTGAAGCATTTCTTTTTGTTTACGTAACATATCTAACTCCTCAGATAACCGTTGAATAGATCTACTCTGTAACAAACTATTCTCTCGCCATTGTCTACGCTCTTGTTTTATTAGTTCATGATCCATTTTTTACCCTTTCTTTCTTATTAGCTTTAGATTGTTTTAAAGACTCATCTAATTCTTTAATCTCTTTTTGACCAAAGATTCTATTATAACCTTCATCATAAGCCTTGTTAGTAGGTCTAGATTTACCATCCCAATTATCTGCCTTTACGTTTTTTGTA